ATCTGTTGAAGCCGATGATGCTTTCTGTGCAAAATGTAATAAATTTTTTGGAACGCTTGATACTACAAACTTCTGCGCAGAAATAACAAACTGGTCATTAGCGTCTGCTACACCAGTTATATTTTCTATATCTAATTCTATATTCGTTGTTGCCATATTTAATCCCTATATTACCGCCAGGGGAATGAAAATACATTCATAAAAAAGGAGGAAAAAGAAAGCACCTTCACCCCCTGACAATTATTTTATTAGTAGTATAGGGAAGTATCGAGCCTCCCTATACTTGAATCTTTATATCGCGCTATTACCTCACGACTTTCAGATTTTTTATACTAGTTCGACACTAAAAGCATCTATCCTAACTTCGTTATCAGCGTGAGCAGCGTCCCAATCAACATTAAGAACTACATCTATAGCAGATGTTGTATCTTTTGATGTTAGATTAGTTGCGGCAGTCACAGAAGTACCACCATTTGCATCTGTTCTTATTTCAGCAATCGCTGTCATAGTCCCAGCACTACCTTCAGTTGTTACATGAACATCAGCCCATGCATAAACGATATCACTATCATCAACGTTTAATGCTGCTCCAGTAGCAATAGCAGTTCCACCGAACTTAAGAATAGGAGTTAAGGTATCCGTACCGTTATTATCAAGAACTGTACAGAAAACTTTGATTCTAACGATGTCTCCAACTTGCAACTTATCAGCTGGAATGCTGTAAGAAGCTATGTCGAGAGCGTCAGTTGAGTTTTCATGTTCAAGAAGCGTTCCAGCTTCTGCAAACAATCTTTCACCAACTCTTTTGTCGAATGAGTTTTGTCCATATAATGGATTTTTACCTTTTGCCATGATTCACCTTCTCAATTAAGACCAATAAGCATGGGCTTCAGGCATTTGCCATTCCATCCCAGCTTCGGTCTGAATTAAGTCAACTCGACGGTCAACGCCACTGTTTTCAAGGGTCTGGACTCCAACATAGATAGAAGTATCACGATTTAAACCATTACCAACTAGAGGTCTGTATGCACAGTATCTCATGTTTACGGCAAGTAGTTTAATTGATGACTTATCTAAGTGAATGTTACGTACAACTCTCATGTCGCCATAAGGAGTACTAATAACATTAATATCAACACCAAACGCTTTGGTTTTACCAGTTAGAGCCATATTAGCTCTACCGTAACCAGCATCATCTGGTTGTGTATTTCCAGGTCCAATCATACCGAGATTGTTAGCCATATATCCACTGAGCTTATGCAACCAATTATAAGTTGCAGTATCACAGAAGAATAAAGTAGCATTAGCATTATTATACCGAGGGTCAAGGAATTTACTCATATCATCAAGAAAATCATCTTGAGTCTTAGTTGAGTGTGTCAATGAGAAAACATTTCCATAACTAGAAATGAAATCCACTGCTCCTTGAGTATACTGAACGTCACTTACATTGCCTTGGGAGCCGAATAGTAACGCTGTTTCAATATCATACTTGTGCTCAATCAGCTTTTCACGCCAGATTCGAGCAAACTCATTAGGTTCATACTTTAGAACGGTAGCACGAGTTGTGTTATCCATTGCTATAGCAGTTTTGAAAATCTGAGTTAGTCCAAAACCAGTCGTAAAAGGTTGATCTTTCCAAGTCTCAGGGTATCCAGTTCCTTGCCCGTGAGCACTACCTACAACATAAGTTCTAAATAGTTCTAATGTATCAGAGATACTTTGGTCGTGAACAGCTGCATCATTTTCAACTTTGCCCCAACCAACATCGTCATTGTGCCATCCAGCTAAGTAGACATAACCACTTGCAGCAGCTTTAACGAGCTCACAAGTTAACAATACACATTCTCTACTATCTTTAGTAAGAGAATCGGTAACAGATTTAATTCGACCAAGGATGTATCCACCAGCAGCGGCACTTGCAGCGCCTCCACCGTCAGAACTTGACAACGGCACTCTAATTACCTGGTCTGGCAAGAAGAATGTAGGTCTTGTACCTGAAGCTCCAACGTCGATTTTACCTGTTGATTGCCCTTGAACGTTTTGCATGTTACCAGCGGATTCATAATCAGTTGACATATAAACCTTGAATGTGTCTCCAGTAGAAGCTCCAGCGGGAGTTCCGCCATCATTAGACATAACGAGGTCAGCGTCTCCACCTGTACCACCAAGATTATCTACACCAGCATTATCTACCCAACCAGATACATATGCATAACGTTTATGGTAAGAAGGTCGTCTTTCAGTAAACTTGAATTCAGGGTCATCAGTTGGCTTCTTAGCTACTTTTGATACAAATCGAAAGAAAGGGTCTTGAGCGATTGCTAATTCAGAGACACGGTCTCCAAAATTATATTTTCGCCTAAGGTCACCAGTATCTTTAGATGTACCATCAGACCAAGATGCAACATCAGAATAAGTTCCAAGTGTAAAAATATCAGACATTTATTTACCTTTAAGTTAACAATTAAAGCTTTTAATTATGATAAACTAAAAGCTTGTTCCATTTCCTTATCTATATCAATGAGAGCGTCAAACACTCGGTCATCGCTCGACCCAGGAGAAGAACTATCGCTAGAGCCTGTTGAAGCCACTGAAGAAGGTCTTTGACGAACTTTCTTCATTTGCTCCATCATTTCGCCTTTTGTATTCTGAGCTATTTTATCATCCTTTTTACCCCGATTCATCAAAAAATAAACATCATCATAAGTTAAAGGTCTCGATTGCGCATAATTCACAACCTCTTGAAACTCTTCATTATTTAGATTATATCTATTACGAAAGTCCTGTTCTGCAGTAACACGCTGACTTTCTTCTTTTGACTGTCTGGCAAACTGACCAAGCCGTTTTTGAACTATACCATCAACGCTGGCATTCAATAACTTTCCTGAGTCAGAATCTGGATTATCAATAGCTTCATCATAATCAAAGACGAAGTCTTCATCTAGTCCTAGTCTTTCCTTGAGATTTCCTGGCGTTGTACCTCCACCCTCATAATATCCCTTAATATGGTTTATTAAATTAGGGTCTTCTCTCATATCATCTAAGATAGGCGCATAAGGCTCAAGTTCATCCAGTCTGCCTTTCAGCTTTCCGGCCTCTCTACTTGAATCCTTATACCTTTTTTCGTAATTGTGCCCTTGTTTATTGACTGATTCCTCGCGAGAGCTATTACTAGCCGTTACGCTGTCGTGCTGGACGGGCTCCCCAGCACTTTCTTGTACAGCACCATTAACTTGTCTATCCAGCTCATCAAAAAATTGGGCTGAAGACATTTCTTGAGTCTCCTCGAGGCTGTTATCCTCTAACAGGTTGTCGTTTTGCTCTTGTTGCAGTGCCATAATGTACCTCCATTAATTTAACTGCGTTTACCTATCCTTTTCAACTTGTTTTTCTGTTATTGGTATAGATTTTTCTTTCATCAAACTTCTTAAATATTTTTGCTGAGCTTCTGTCTCAAGAACGTCTTTTCTTATCTCGCTTCCAGCTGTATTAACTTTATCCTTTATACCAGCTTGGATAACCTGTCTTGATAATGTCTCAATAGTCCCATCACGGTCTTTTAGTTCTTCAGTAAGTTCTTCCAGTTGTTGCTTAAGCTGAGCGTATATACTCTTTCTTCGGATAATCTGCTCTTTATTTCTAATATCTGTTTCTGATATCATAGCGATATCATCAATAAGTCCTGACTGAAACCATCTAAAATACTCCTCAATCAAAGCCCATCTATTAACTGGTTGTGTAGAACCTCCAACATACCTTACATCAAATCTAGTAGATGCATAATCATTCCACCTACTCATTACATCCCCAAAATCATTATACACAGGAACATTTATTTCAACACTTCTCTCCTCATGACCACCAGCTTCAGGCTGAACTATTCTAAATACTTTATGTGCCGTATATGTATTTTGAGCTGTTTCCATAAAAACCTTACCCAAATGCTCCAAAGCAGGTTCCATTATAGTCTGACCCCAAGCTTTAATTCTTCTAGTACCATACTCATCCAAAGCCAACATTCCTCTGTATGTTTCATGCTTTTCAGTCTCGACACCTTGCAATGTCCCTGGTATTCCTGATATATATTCTATATCCTGCTTCCCTTGCTGGGTAATACTAAAGAAAGCTTGGTTAAGAGGTAACGGCTGAACCGGAGTTGGGACTTGAAATCCTTGCCTATACTTCAACAACGCCCCTGGAGATGAAGAATATTTTTCCCACTCGTCTTCAGGAACCGAACCTTCCTCATAAAGCCAACGTAGATTAGAACTTAAATTAGCATTATGGAGCATTATCTGATGGGATTTATTTATTTCTTGCTGCTTACCAACAAGAGGTGTAACAGCGCTCATAGCGTACGGAGTCCCTGTATATGTGTAAGGGAAAGGAACTATCGGATAATCAGCATTAGGTAAATAATATTCATACAACAAAGTATCCCCCGCAACGCAAGTAACTTTTACTCTTGTATCATGAAATTTTACCGAATCAACAACAGCCCCTGAGAATTCTTCATTACTAATTAATAATTTATACTCATCTTCACTAACAACTTTATTCTCAACTTTTGACACTTCTTCAGTAACTTGAGCTTCCATAGCCGCTTGCTGAGATTCTATTGCCTGCTGAGTTTCCTTCTGAAGTTTCTCTAATTCAAGCATAGCCCTTGACTCAATAATCTCACCGTTCTCCAAAGACATCCTAATACTAAGTTCTTTTTCTTCAGCTGCGACAGTTAGTTCTTTAACAATAGCATCCATTCTCTCCTCAACCATACCATTGATACGCTCCATTTCTTGAGGACTTGGAGGAACTCTCATAAATATATTATAAAATGGTAATTTCTCCTTAGCATACATCTCA